CTTCATTCTCTTTCACTAACACGTCCATGTAAAAACCTCCTAGATTATGGGCTAGACACCCGCAGGAACACCTTTGACAGTTACGAACTCTGGTACATCCTGAGTTACCACAGCTCCAGCGCCGACTGTTGCGCCTCTCCCGATTCGTACCCCAGGGAGAATCACCGCAGCCGCACCAATCGAACAATCATCCTCTAAAATAGGGGGATAGGCTTGGTACAATCGTCCTGCTTTTGGATATTTATCATCTGTCAACGTAACATTAGGCCCAATAAACACAAAACGACCAATACTGGTATTATTTGGAATAAAAGCTCCATGCTGGACCCTGGTGCCATTTCCAATCCGACACCCCTTCCCAACCCAGGTGTGACTTCCAATAACAACGCCATTCCCAAGAACCGCTCCATCACATAGTGTGGCCCCATGCCAGATTGTACAATCTTCCCCAATCGTGACATCGTATCCAATCGTGGCATTAGGTGAGATCATGTTTTTCGGGGAGTCGTAATTTACCTGTATTCAATTCACGAATCCCTTTGACATCGGGAAGGATCATCACCTTGCCACCTGTCTTGATAGCAGGGGCGTATTGTCCATCATGCTTTCGTGCGGTTACGCCCATGATGAAGAAGTGGTCAAAGATGATGTTTTGATCAATCCAGACCGTGAATCCCTTCTTCTGGAGTTCATGACAGAAGTACATATCTTCCTGGAGCCGACCTGGATCAAGTTGGCCGCACTTAAACCAGGGATCACCAATTGCATCCAGGACATGCTTTTTCACCAGCATCCCTGCTTGTCCGATGAAATCCCCCTGAGGAAGGGCAAGTAACCCTTCCCCAGAGAGTTCATCCCATTCGTACAATTCCATGTTGGGGTGCCAGATCCGATCATCTTGTGGCCCATGTAAGACACATGGTGAGAATGGTGCTATTTTGATAGGCGAAATAGGTACCACCACATCCACGTTATGATCCAAGAGTTTCAAGAGGGTATCTGGCGCAAATTCGTGGTCATCCCCTAAAAACCACACCCAATCACCTGTGGCTTTACGAAGTCCTGTGTTGAAGTTATCCACCACAGAACAGCCCCGTTCGATCAGGTAGCGGGTATCTTTTGGAACCACCACCTGTTCAGTCGAATTTGTGTATTCGTAGTACCGGGGTTGCGCGGCTGAGGCCAGGAGGATAGTCCCAGCCCCATGCCTGGAATTGACGAAATGCATCTTAGGTTGATCCTGTCAATGCGCCACCTGTCGTAGTAGCTAAATAGCACTCAGCCGCGTAGATATCCGCCGTAGCCGAAGCTTCAAATGCATCCGATCCCGCAGGGAAGTAACAGCGGTAGGCTTGATGACTTCCATCTGTCGTGGCCCCTGTGGTATCGATGCAATCCGTCATGACCGTGCCAGAACCTTGGGTAATGAAATCCAGATCCCTAAAGTGATTCCCGAGAGAACCCGCCAAGGTAATTTCAATAACATCATCCCAGGCTGTAGTCCCAGAAAGGAAAAACGTGGACGATTCAATTGAACACCCAATCAACGTCCCCGCTGCTCGAATGGCTGGACCCTGGTTGTCCGAGACATACCAGTAGCAATTGCGGATGACAGAATCGTCATTCGCTGTCGTGGTCCCTGTCCCAAGGGAAAAGTGAATCCCAAAGGTGGCGGTATTCGCAGCCGTAGTCATGTTGAAGGTGCAATCGTGGACGTAGAGACGATCCGCTGCATTGCTTGGATTGATCCCGGCTCCACCTGCCACAGAGATAAAGTGGAGATAGGCAATTTCCACATCTGCCGCAGTGACCGTTAAGACATCCGTTGTGGTCCCTGTCGTGGTGATCGACGTTCGCATCTTCGATCCACCCGCAGGCATCTTGTCGCAGAAATGACGACTGGCCCCGAGAAGACCCGTGATGGTTAACCCCGCTGTCGCTACTGTGACAGTGGTAGCTTGAGAATGTGCCCCAGGAAGGAGAACAATCACATCACCACTCACCGCAGCATTCGACCGAGACGCGCTCACGGCATAGGCCAGTGTACGAAAGGCCCTCTCAGGCGAGAGGCCATCGTTATCATTGCTAGACGAATAAGACCGTCCTTCGAGGACATACGAATCACTTGGAGCTACCCAAAAGATGCTCCCTGTCGTCTGGGGAATCTGTCCCCAGAGCGTTCCATACTTTGTTAAAAAACCCATATGACAAACTCCTTAATTGATACGATTAGGGTCAACCCTGCATCACGCATCCCTGATGGGGTTATAGACCTTCACTCTTTGGATAGATCTTGCACTTATCTCCCTCCCCACCACGACTTTTCTGGGTTTTCCCGGGGACACCCGCAGAGGGGAAGGCAGGTTTTTCCTTCATGGAAGGAACCTCACCTGAGCGGCCATGATGACCACCCTTCGTGCCACTGATCTTGAGTTGACTGTTAGAGGTATGATATCGAGATGGCATTAGCAGTATGCCTTCCTTACTCGCTTCAGCCCCTTGACCCCCTTCGGCTTGGAAGGGGGCTTGAGGGCCACCGTTTTGTTAAACTTCGGCAACTTCATCATTACGAGACCGAGGCACCACCGATAGAGCGCCAATCCCTCCACATAAAGCTGTATCGGGCATAGGCTCTCCACTTGGCGATGAGGGTATCCAATTCCTCAGCCTGAGCAAATTCAATCGGAATACGATCAAACCAGATGAAGTTATCCTTCTGAGTCCGACCATCCACCATGAACCAGTTATTGGTATCGGTGAGATATTCCCAATCGAAAATTTCATACATGCCGTTGGAAAAGTTGACGTTGTTATTCGCGCTATCCACCTTACCCATTGACTTCACAATCTCATGGGCTGTGGGATAGAGCTGAACAGGGACAACCAACTTGGACGGCATGACGCTGATCTTTTGACCTACATCATTACGGAAATCCCTCATCTGGATATAGAGGGCTTCTACCGCTGTGGCACTCAACGAGGCAGTTGTGAGGTTATCAAACCCTGCCGTTGTCGAAACACCCACCGCATTCGTGGTATGGCTATCACTACACAGTGAGACGCCTTCACTATTGGAATAGAAGAACGTATCCACACTGAAGGCATTATTCAGAAGCCGCGCACCATGACCCTGGCGGGTCTGATGATAGGCCCGAGCCAAGGACTTGGGCCGTCCCGCCCACTGTCCATGCCGGTCATCGTCATATAGTTCCCGCTCGATCTGAATCCCATTCGCAAACGGCACATGGGTTGCCGTGACATCATACCCTTGTGCCATGTTCTGGTAATTGACCGTACCCGTGAATTGGGTAAAGTTCGGCAGCGCACCCCCCGCAGACCATTTCTCAAACGCATCGCTTGAGGACTGCATAGAGAAGAGTTCTGCAAGCCGATCAGGAAGGGCTTTGTACTCATCTGCAAAAAACTTGGTGACAGCTTTGTCGATTAAATCAACCCACTGTCCTTTAGTTGCTGGACTTGACATGCGTTAGATCCTTTTGAAAATTATGTTGCGTTGTTGTAGACTTGATCACCCAGAACGAGATAGACAAAGCTATCGTTGGCAGGGCCAAGATCGAAGTCTAAAGCCGTAGCAGATGCACCCGTTGATACGGCGATATCTGCCCTGACATCTTTGAGGTCAGTTGTGAGAGTGACACCCGTAAGACCCACATTCAGACCCGCATAACAATAGGCATCACCCACCACTGATGCACGAGGGAATGGGACAATCACGGTAGCTGTCACTGAGGACGTAGAAGTAATCTTCCTCGATTCACTCAGATTCGCACCTGACGTAAACCACAACAGACCCTCATCCATATCAGGAGAGGCCACAGAGGTCCCACCCACCACAGTCAGACCATTCGAGACTGCCGTAGCCACGGCATCCGCTGTGATTGAAGTTCCCGTGGCACCTGTCACCATCTTGGCCCTGAGAATTTGATCAGGATTGACAATGACACTTACCACACCCTCAACCGCACCTTGCGTGGTGCTGTAGGAGGTGACGGCCCCATTCTTTTCGCTCTGATCGAGGATCAACCCCAGCGAATCACCAAATGAGGTGGTCGTTGAAATCGTCACCTGACCCGAGGCATTGGCCGCAGACCGCAAGCCCACAATCCCTGCAATCAGGGTGGTTGCTGACGATTTGTATTTCTTAATAACCGGAGACGAACTTGAAAGATTGCCAGAATATTTCATTAGATATTTCCTTTAAATCGAAAACCCTGCTTCATCGGTCCAGGGGTGTGACCTTATATGTAATACCCACGCTTGATAGCCTCCGCTTTCCGCTTGTGCCATGCGCGTGATTCATCTTTGGTAAAACGGACTTCGTTATAGGTTTCTTCGTAGATGTACCAGGAACATTTTGGTTCATTCTTGACGGAACACCCATCACAGGTTGCGGTACAGTAGGGGATGTCTTTCTCCTTACGGAACCCCACCTTGGCGGGATTAAACTTGTTCGTACAGAGGGGACACAGGGTAATGACCTTCTTTTGTGATGCAATTTCATCCACCCAGGACCCAGCCGTACGTCCTCGTTTTCTCCCCCCAACCTCTTGATCAGCGAGAAGGGATTGTTTCGTCCAATTCTTTTTGATTAAGAGTGTAGAGGACATTACGCACCCTTCTCTAAGGCTTCCACTTCTTTCCAATCTTTGTGGACACCGTGTTTGATCATCTTTTCGTAGTGTTCCTGCTTGACCCGTGAAAGGGTGTCCTTGAATGACTTCGTGGGTTGCTTTGTACCTGACGAGGAAGCATGAGTTTCCAT